GTACAAGTGGCCGGGCATGTTCACCCCCTTCACACACCAGAAGACCACCGCGTCATTCCTCACCCTCAACAAGCGGGCGTTCTGCTTCAACGAGCAGGGCACGGGCAAAACCGGCAGCGTGATCTGGGCTGCGGACTACCTGATGAAGCTGGGCCGAATCCGACGGGTGCTGGTGATCTGCCCCATGTCGATCATGGATTCCGCGTGGCGGGCCGACCTGTTCAAGTTCGCCATGCACCGAACCGTGGACATTGCGTACGGCAACGCTGAGAAGCGCAGAGAAATCGTGAACGGTGGTGCGGAGTTCGTCATCATCAACTACGACGGGGTGGACATCGTGCACAGTCAGATCATGCACGGTGGGTTCGACTTGATCGTGGTCGATGAAGCCAACGCGTACAAGAACGCGCAGACCAAGCGGTGGCGACTGCTCAACAGTCTGATCAAGCCAGACACATGGTTGTGGATGTTGACCGGTACACCCGCGGCTCAGGCACCGACCGATGCGTACGGACTGGCCAAACTGGTCAACCCGATGGGTGTGCCGAAGTTCTTCACCACCTTCAAGGACATGGTGATGTACAAGGCGTCGCAGTTCACATGGAGGCCGAAGGGAACGGCGACCGACACCGTGTACAAGGCACTGCAACCCGCGATCCGGTTTACCAAGGAAGAGTGCCTTGACCTGCCCGAATTGACCTATGTCAACCGCCAAGTTGTTCTGACCAAGCAGCAGGAGAAGTACTACAAGCTGATGAAGAACCGCATGATCATGGAGGCGGCGGGCGAAGAGATAACGGCGGTCAACGCCGCGGTCAACCTTTCCAAACTCCTACAGATTTCTTGTGGTGTTGTGTACTCGGATTCAGGCGAGTCAGTCGAGTTTGACATCAGCAACCGGTACGCAGTGCTCAAGGAAGTGATCGACGAGTGCCGCAACAAGGTGCTGGTCTTCGTCCCGTTCAAGCATGCGATCAACATGATCACGGCCAAGCTGGCACAGGACGGCATCTCATCGGCGCTCATCAGCGGGGAGGTGTCCGCATCCAAACGCACCGACATCTTCAACCGGTTTCAGACTACGCCCGACCCCAAGGTGCTGGTCATTCAGCCGCAAGCTGCGGCGCACGGGGTGACGCTCACTGCCGCGGACACCGTCGTCTGGTGGGGGCCAACCTCCTCACTTGAGACCTACGCACAGGCCAACGCTCGCATCCACCGGGCCGGGCAGCGCAATGCGTCAGTGGTCATACGCCTCCAAGGTTCTAACGCAGAACGACACGTTTACAGAATGTTGGACAGCAAAAATAACGCCCACGAAAAGATAGTAGATCTTTACAAATCTCTGCTTGCGTAGCGCGCCAAGTGCTACTATATTGAACCCGTTGTACCCAAAACAGGAGAGCGACATGACTACCGATGTATCAGTGGACAAGCTGATCCGGGTCTACATCAAGATGCGCGACGCCCGCGACGTGCTGGTGAAGGAACTGGAGCAGAAGAAGGAAGACCTCGACGCGCAGATGGCCAAGGTCAAGGGTGCGTTGCTGGAGTACTGCAAGGAGCAGAACGTCGATAGCGTCCGCACGAGCGAGGGCCTGTTCTACCGCACCGTCGAGCGCCGGTACTGGACGAGCAACTGGGAAGCGATGGGCAAGTTCGTGCTGGAGCACGAGGCCCCCGAATTGCTGGAGAAGCGACTGCACCAAGGGAACATGAAGGCGTTCCTTGAAGAACACCCCGACCTGCTGCCACCGGGGCTCAATGTGGACAGCGAGTACAAGATCACCGTCAAGCGGGAGAAGCGAAATGGTTGACCCCAATCAATACGTTCCGTTGGAGACTATCGCGACACACTTCGCGGTATCACCCTCCACCGTGCGTAACTGGATTCGTCGTGGTGTGTTGCAGCCGGACGATTACATGCGCCTCGGCGCAGTGTTCCGATTCAAGATCGCGCAAGTGGAGGCCGCGCTTCGTCGCAATTCGTCGCATACTACGACCCCCGAAGAAGTACCCGCAGCACCCGAGTCCGGCCCGGTTCAACTGGAACTGGACTTCGACAACCCCGACCAAGATCTCTAGGAGAGACTGATGAGTGAGATGACCCTGTTCAAAGGTGGGATCCCCGCGTACCTGAGCAAGCTGCAAGACGATGACACGACCAGCGCACTGGCTGGCAGTGAAGGTGGCATTCGCCGCATCAGCATCAAGGGTGGCGTGTTCCGCGAGATGATCGGCAACAAGGAAGTGCGCACCAGCGACGACCGGGCGATGAATGTGATCATCGTCAAGTCCGCACCCAGCACCTACCGGCAGTACTACGCCGGGCAGTATGTCGAGGGGCAGAACGCGTCGGCGCACTGCTGGTCGAGCAACGGCCAGACCCCCGACGCCACGGTACCGCAGGATCAGAAGCAGGCTACCAAGTGCATGGACTGCCCCCAGAATGTGAAGGGGTCGGGCCAAGGCGAGACTCGCGCCTGCCGCTACCACCAGCGCATCGCCGTGCTGCTTGAGGGCGAGACCGAGAAGCGTGAGGTGTATCAGGTGATCTGCCCGGCCACTTCGGTGTTCGGCGACGGCGAGAAGAACAAGCTGCCGCTGCAAGCGTACGGACGGCACCTGAAGGCGCACAACATGCCGGTGACCGGTGTGCTGACCGAGATGCGGTTCGACACCGCAAGCCCGACGCCGAAGCTGGTGTTCAAGGCGGTGCGGCCCATCACCGAGGAAGAGTTTGAGGATGTGGATGCTGTGCGCAACTCGCCCGAGGCCGCAGAGTGCGTGAAGATGACTGCGCCGAGCCCGAAGAAGGATGCGCTGTTTGAGCCTGCTGCGCCTGCGCTCGCTGCCCCCAAGGCGGCACCCAAGCCCGTGGCCAAGCCCGCTGCCAAGCCGGAACCCGAGCCGGTCGAAGCCGAGGAAGTCGAAGTGCCCGCGCCTGTGAAGGCGTCGGCGAAGAAGCCCGCTGTCGTGGAGCCGTCGGAACTGGCGGACCTCGTGGAAGGTTGGGACGACTGACCGTCGTGATTCAGGGGGAACGCGCGTAGCGCAAGTACCCCACCAACCTTTCACTCCACGCAGAAGGCGGTTATGGATACGGCAACTTTTTTTGAGTCAGTCCTGAGTGGAGACGGGTATTACTGCATCTTCGGTGCGAACAAGGAGTCGGGGCGGCGGGTTCAGAAGTTCTACCCAACAATCGCCGCTGCACTGAGCACTGCCGACAACCTCGCGCAGGGGGGCTATGACGCGTACTTTGCCCTTGCAACGTATGAGACTGGGGAGTCTCGCAAGGTAGACAACGCCAAGGAACTGAAGGCGTTCTTTCTCGACATCGACTGCGGCGAAGGTAAGGACTACCCCGATCAGGCAAGTGGCATCTCCGCGCTACAGAAGTTCTGCAAAGCACTGAAGCTCCCGAAGCCGCAACTGGTCAACTCCGGTCGCGGTGTGCATGTGTACTGGCCGCTGGTTACACCGGTCAGTGTGGCCACATGGGTGCCAGTAGCTGAACAACTCAAGGGCGCATGCAAGCGGTTCGGTATGAACGCCGACCCAGCAGTCACGTCCGATGCGGCGCGAATCCTGCGCGTACCGGGAACATTCAACTTCAAGACTGACCCACCTGCGGATGTGGTCATTCTCGGCGAGGCCGCAAGTCCGGTCGAGTTCGATGATTTCGCCGCACTGGTCGCGGCAGGTGCACCCCCGGTGCCGAAGCAGTTTACGCCGAGGCCGATGGACGATGTGACAAGCGCGTTGGCGGGCAACTACACCAACTCCTTCAAGCTGATCATGCAGAAAACCGTGGCTGGCCGCGGCTGTGCGCAGCTTGCTCATGTAGTAACTCAGCAGGGGGACATCAACGAGCCGATGTGGCGGGCGGGGCTGTCGATCACCAAGTTCTGTGTTGATGGGCCGAAGGCGGCGCATCGCATCTCGCACAAGCACCCCGACTACAGCGAGGGGGCGACCGAAGCAAAGCTGGCCTTGATCAAGGGCCCGTATACCTGCGCCAAGTTTGACGAGTACCGTCCGGGTGTATGTCCTGACTGCCCCAACCGGGGCAAGGTGCGCTCACCTATATCGTTGGGCCGCGTCGTACAGGAAGCGACCGAAGAAGACAACATCGTGCAGGAACCGGTTGCGGGTGTTGTCGAAGCACCCCAGACCTACATCATCCCTACCTACCCGGAGCCGTTCTTCCGCGGCAAGGCGGGGGGTGTGTTCAAGCGGGCCAAGGACAAGGAAGGCGACCCGATTGACATTCCGATCTACCACAACGACATATACGTTGTTCGCCGTTTGCGCGACCCTGACCTCGGTGAGGCGGCGGTGCTGAGACTGCACCTGCCTATGGATGGTGTGCGTGAGTTCACTATCCCGCTTGCTTCGATCTTGGGTAAGGAAGAGTTCCGCAAGCACATGGCGGCTAACGGTGTGGCAGTGATAAAAATGGAGGATCTCATGGCGTATGTGACCTCATGGGTCAACAAGCTGCAGGCAACATCGGTAGCGGACGAGGCCCGTCGGCAGTTCGGTTGGGTCGATGAGAATTGCGATGCGTTCGTCGTCGGCAACAAGGAAATTGGCGCAAGCCACATTGACCTCAACCCACCATCGACAGGCACGGCCAAACTCTTCCCGCTCTTTGCGTCGAAGGGCACCCTGCAAGGGTGGAAGAAGATGGTCGAGTTCTACAACCGGCCCAAGATGGAGATGCACCAGTTCGTCATCGGCATGGGGTTCGGCTCACCACTGATGCAGTTCATGCCGCAGTGTGGCGCGGTGTTCCATGTCTACAGCAACGATCCGGGGTTGGGCAAGACGACCGCCATGCAGGTGGGTGCGAGCATCTGGGGTGACCCGTCATTGATGATGACCCGCGAGCAGGATACGACCGCGACGAAGATGAACCGGGCCGAGGTGTTCAAGAACATCTTCCTGCCAGTGGACGAGATGACCAATGTGAACCCCAAGGAAGCGAGTGACTTCCTGTACCAGATCACCGGGGGTATGCAGCGGAACAGGCAGAGCGCGTCGTCAAACGCAGAGCGCACCCGTGGGGATAGCTGGCACATGCTGGTATGCACGACCGCCAACTCCAGTCTGCTGGGTCGAGTGCGCATGTACAAGGCGATCCCGAAAGCGGAAGCGTCGCGGGTGCTGGAGTACGAAGCGCAGGTCTATCACTTCGCCGACAAGACCGAGACTGATCAGCTTGGGCGAGACCTTGCCAACAACTACGGACACGCATGTGTGCCGTACATTCAGTACATCATCAACAACCGCGACACCGTGCGCGACCTTCTGTACGAGACGCAAGCAAGGATTGACCGTGCAGCAGGGCTGCTTCAACCGCACCGGTTCTGGTCGGCTATGGCCGCGAGCACAATCACCGGGATCATCATCGCGAAGAAACTCGGGCTGGTGAACTTCAAGGTCGCGGACATCGTGAAGTGGCTGATTGGTGTGATCCTCAAGGCCAAGGGCGACATCGACACGATGACCGGCACCCCCGATGACCTGCTGACTTCGTACCTTGCCGAGAACTACACCAACATCCTGCGTATCCGCAGTACCGATGACTCAAGGATTGTGGACGAACAACTCGACCACCTTGTCATACCCGACGCTACACCACGCATGGCACTCGTCGCACGGTACGAATACGATGTGAAGAAGTTGTACCTGCTGCCCAAACCGTTGCGTGACTGGTGCAGCAAGCAGCAGATCAACTACATGTCACTGCTCGACGGTCTGCGGCACCCACCGACGAACCTGATCTCCAAGAAGGTGCGCATGGGCAAGGGGACAAACATGAACCTGCCGCCCGCGGATGCACTGGTGCTGAACTTCGATGGGTTCGCGAAAGACAACGAGGCCGCAGGTGCGGGTCGAGAAACCGATCAACCCTGATGGGATCCCGTTGAAGGTGCGCTGGTCGCTGTTCCCGGTCGGCGCATCGGTTTTCATTCCCGCGCTGGACATGGCGCAGCTTGTCAGGGATGTGAACCAGCATGCGAAGCGGCGAGGGGTGACGCTGGTCTGGGCCGAGCGCATCGAAGGAGGGAAGCTGGGAGTGAGATTCTGGCGCACCGTGTGATACGATGTTTGTGATGGCTCGCGCCGTCATGTCGCTCTCATCTCACTCCATGAGACTTGCCCCCGGTGTAATGCCGGGGGCCTTTTTCAATCCTCCATCTCGCGGGCCCGCTCCAGCATTTCGTTCCGCAGCTTCGGGCTGAGAGTGATGCCGTGGTACATCTTCGGCGTCGCCTTGTCGAAGGCAGTGATGGACTTGGTCAGCGACTCTTGCAGGTTGCCAAGTCCGGGGTGCTTCGCGTACAGATTGACCAACTCCTCGCGGGCGTCCTGCATCCCGTCCAGATCATTGGTGTGCCGCGCGACGTTGTACATGCGGCGCAGCTTGGTGGCCCGTTCGTTGACATACTTGTCAACACCCTTGATGTGGGCGTTGATCTCAAGCTGCTTGGTGTACTCGGCGGGGGCGAAGCCGAACAACTGCGCAAACGCGTTCCACGGCCCGATGTCGCCAACGATGGGGTCACCACGCAGTGTGTTCGCACCCTCAGTGCCGAACCGGATACCACGCATAACGTTGCCAAGGGCAGTCGGCACCAAGTTCTCGATACCGCGCTCGACGTTCCCTTCGTTGATCATCTTGGTGCCGCGCTCGATCTTCGTCGCGATAC